ACGGCTTTCGTCATGGTCTTTCCCGACGTGGACGGGCGCACGGTGGTTCTGCCTCGGTTCATGCTGCCGGATCAGGGGTTGGAGGAGAAGAGCGAGGCCGACCGCGTGCCTTATGCGGAATGGGCGGACGCGGGGCATTTGATCCGGCTTCCCGGCAAGACGATTGACCCGGCGGAAGTTGCCAAGGTTATCGCGAAGGATGCCGCCCGGTTCAAAATCGTGCAAATGGGCTTTGACCGTTGGCGCATTGAGGACTTCAAGCGCGAGGCGTCCGAAGTCGGCCTTGAACTGGACATGATGGAAATCGGGCAGGGCTTCAAGGATATGAGCCCTTGCGTCGATGCGTTGGAGCGGGCCGTGGCGGAAACTGCGATCTTGCACGGCTGCAACCCCGTCCTGACCATGTGCGCGGCAAACGCCGTCGTGACCACTGACCCGGCCGGCGCGAGGAAGCTGGACAAGAGCAAGGCAAGCGGGCGCATTGACGGAATGGTTGCTCTGGCTATGGCCCTGCGCGTGGCGGATGCCCATGCTGTCGAGGAATATGAACTGCCGGCGTGGCTGTCATAAATCGCCCAGGCGTGCGCGCGGGAAGCCGGCAAGGCCGCAGGCCGCGCAGTCTCGCTCTGTCCGGGAGGATGACGATTTCCGGCCAGACCGCTAGATAATCAGGTGAGGCGCATTCCGCGCGCACCTATCCCATACATCGCTATATAAGGAGACCAGTTTGGCTAAGCCCACAACTGCGCGCTTTGGCGCGTTCGCCGTTATGCTCGGCACAGGTACGAGCACCATCACCTATACCGCTCCGTGCGGTTTCACCTCGAAGAGCCTCGCACTCACGAAGGACTTGACGGAAGTCGTCATTCCCGACTGCGACGCACCCGACGCCGCAAGTTGGGTGGGCCGTGACGTCGCCAGCATGTCCGCAGCGGTGACCGGCGAAGGCGTTCTTGCCGGCGAAAGCGCTGAAGCGTGGCTTGACGCCTACAAGTCCACGGAACCGACGCCCGTCAAGATCGTCCTGACGCTCAAGACTGAGGTGATTACATGGACCGGCCTCATGCATATTGCGTCCCTGACCATTTCGGCGGAACAGGGTGGCCGCGTCAACCTGAACATTGACATGCAGAGCGATGGCGAAATGGTACAGACCATCGCGCCGGTAACGCCGTAAAAAAGATCAGGTCGGAACTAGACGATTTTTCCGAGCGGGTTATATCCGATTTAGAACACAGCTTGGCAGGTGTGTTCAGCGTAAGTCAAATGACTTGGCCGGGAAACGTTTCTCCCATGGTTTCCCGGCACTTTTTTTCGCCGCCCGTGATTGGCGGTTGATTACCTCCCCACAAAACTCAATGAAAACCCCGCGATTACTCCGTTGCCTCGTGTGCGCATCTTTTGTGTTGCTTGCGAGGCGCGGATTTCGCACGTCTTTAGAAAGGACATACCTTGAACAAGCATCACATGATCGAAACCCGTACCGCAAAGCTCGCCGAAATGAAGACGCCGGGCCTGTCGCAGGAGCGTTTCGATGCACTGACCGCCGAAGTCCGCGCCCTTGACGGCGACCTGAAGCGTATCGCGACCGTCGAAGCTCTGGACAGCGCCGCAACGGCTGCGCCGGCGATCTCTGCGAACGAACTGCGCGGCTATTCTGTCGCCAAGGCCATCCGCGAAGGTGCCGATAACCTCACCGGCCTTGAACGCGAAGCCCATCTGGAGCTTGGCCGTGGTCGCGAAGTGCGCGGCGTCATGATCCCGACCGATATTCTTTTCGGCGGCGAGCAGCGCGCCATGCTCACGACGGGCACCGCCGGCAATACGGTGGCAACGGACCTCGGCCCGATGATTGACCGCCTTCGCCCGGTCATGGCAATTCAGGGTCTTGGCGCAACGGTCATTTCCGGCCTGACCGGCAATCTTGATCTGCCCCGCCTGACTTCCGGCCCGTCTGCGGTCTGGGTCAACGAGGAAGAAAGCACCACGGCGAGCGATGCGACGTTTGACAAGGTTTCGCTCAAGCCGAAGACGGTTTCCGGTGAAATGTATCTGTCCCGTCGCCTTCAGCTTCAGAACGGCGTTGCGCTGGAAAACGTGCTGCGTTCGGACCTCGCTTTCGTTCTGGCGCAGGCGCTCGACAAGGCCGCTATCCATGGCACCTCTGCCGCAAAGCAGCCTGTCGGCCTTCTGGCGGCTGTCGCAAAGGATGCCACGGCCGAAACCGAACTGTCGGACATCGCGGCAGACCTGATCGCGGCGCTTGAAGTCGATGACGTGACGGGCACCACGGCGTTCCTCACCAATCCGGCGCTTCTGGCGACCGTCCGCAAGCTGAAGGATACCACGGGCCGTCTGATCCCGGCCAGCGAGGTTTTCCATGGTGAGCGCGTGCAGGCTTCCAATCAGGTTGCCGCCGTCGCGACCAAGAACCCGCTGATTTTCGGCGCGTGGTCGAACCTGATGGTTGGCTACTGGTCCGGCGTCGATATCCTCGCGAACCCGTACAGCGATGCGAGCAAGGGCGGTCTTCGCCTTCACGACTTCCTTGATGCGGACATCGCCGTTCGCCACCCGGAAGCCTTCGCTTGGACCACGGTCTAATCCATGGCCCGCGTCTCTCTTGAAGAGGCCAAGCGTCATATTCGAGTTCTTCACGATTTCGAGGATGACATTATCGGCTTCTACATCGACGCGGCGGAAGCGCACATTGAAAGCATTGGGGTCGTCTATCCAGACGGCCCCGTGCCTGCCTCTCTGAAGGCCGCGCAACTGCTGCTAGTCAGTCACCTTTTCACAAACCGCGATGCCGTTACCGAAAGCCGTGTCCGCACGTTGCCGCTCGGTTTCGACGCGCTCACGGCCCCGTACCGGCCGATTGAATTTTAGGAGGGCCAATGGACATCGAAAAACGTTCGGCAACGGACATCAAGGCAGAAGGCCGGAAGCTGGTCGGTTACGCCGCCGTGTTTGGCGCTGAGACGCGAATTGCCGATTTCCGTGAAGCTATCGCCCCCGGCGCGTTTTCCGCGTCTCTGGCGTCTGGCAAGGATATTCTGGCATTGCAGGATCACGACTCCGGCAAGGTGTTGGCCCGGACCAAGAGCGGCACGCTTCGCCTGTCGGAAGACACGCGCGGTCTGCGGTTCGAAATCGACATGCCGGATACACAGCTTGGCCGCGACTTGCTCACCATGGCGGAACGCGGCGACGTGGGCGGCATGTCCTTCGGATTCCATGTCCGCGAGGGCGGCGAAAGCTGGCAGGGCGACCGTCGTGAGCTTCGCAGCGTCGAGCTTCACGAAATCAGCGTTGTGCAGTCTTTCCCCGCATATCCGCAAACATCGGTGTCGGCTCGGTCGAGGATGACCCCTGACGGGGCGGCTTCCCGCGCTCGTACCCTGATCCTGCTTGAACTGGAGGGCGTAACCCATGGGATTGCTTAGTATCTTCGGCCGCAAAACCGAAACCCGCGTCGCATCGTCTGATCCGTTTCTAGGCGAATTCCTTGGCGCACGCTGGCAGGCTGCGCCCCCGGTGGAACAGGCTTCCGGCCTCGCCGTGGCACAAGCGGCCATCAATGCCATTGCCGGCGCTCTCGCTGCGGCCCCGCTCGAAACGTACCGCGAGGACGCAAACGGCGACCGAGAGGTTGATACGCGCCACCCGCTCTACGCTCTTCTCACGGATGAGCCATGGCCGGGTGTGTCCGCCTATGACTGGAAAGAATGGGTCTATCGCTGCCTTCTGATCCACGGCAATGCCTTCGCCCGCGTCCATCGCAACGGCCGGGGGCAGGTCACGGGCTTGGAGCCGCTTTGGAAAGGCGCGGTGCAGGTTGAGGAATTGACCTCAGGCCGCGTCCGGTATCGCTATCAGCCCCGCCACGGCGGCGAGCAGATTATCATGCCGGATGACATGCTCCACCTGCGCTATGCCTGCGCTGACGGCGTGCATGGCCGTTCGCCTATCCAGCTTGCGGCGGCATCCTTCGGTCTGGCGCTCAGCCAGTCGAATGCGGCCGGCGCAATGGCAGAGAACGCTTTCCGCCCGGCCGGCGCGCTTGTCCTGCCGGAGAAGATCGGCGGCGACAACAAAAAGGCGGCGCTCGACAAGATGCGGGAACGCTTTACCGGCTCGGTCAAGGCCGGTGATTTCATGGTGCTGGACGGCGGCGCGAAGTTCGAGACGTTCCAGTTTTCGGCGCGTGACAGCGAGTTTCTGGAAAGCCGCCGGCTGTCGAATGCCGACATTGCCCGCGCTTATGGCGTCCCCGGCTCCATCGTGGGTCTGCTGGAAGGCTCGGGCTATGGCAGCATGACCGAAGAGGGCCGGCGCTTTGTCGCACTCTGCCTGCGACCGTGGGCACGTCGGATCGAAGGGCAGATGGCCGTTGCGCTGTTGTCCCCGGAAGCCCGCAAGACGCTGTACATCGAGCATGACCTATCGGGCGTCGAGCAGGCCAGCGAGGCGGAACGCTACGGCGCATACAGCATCGGCCGGAACAACGGTTGGCTCTCGGTGAACGATATCCGCCGCCGGGAAAACCTGCCCCGGATCAAGGGCGGCGACGAATATTTGAAGCCTATGAACATGGTGGCGAGCGATACCCCCTCCGACGAGGACGGGAAGCCCCGCGCAGCGGATGAGCCCGGCGGGCCTTCTGGTGCCGCTGGAGAGCATACCAAACACTGAACCAACGGCCTGCCCTTCGGGGCGGGCCTTTTTCGTATGAGGAGATTTCAATGGCAGTATGGCCCTACAGCACGGGAACATGGAAACGGCTGCGGCTGGCGAAGCTCATGGACGAGCCGCTTTGCGAGCATTGCCGCGCGGCTGGTATCTATGAGCCTGCGATGGAAGTTGATCACGACAAGCCGATTAACAAGGGCGGAGAGCCATTCCCCCCGCTCTACGGCCTGACCTCACTTTGCCGGCCCTGCCATAGCCGCAAGACCGGGATTGAGGATCGGGCGGGAGGCCGGCGCACATTCAAGCGTGTGGTGCGCGGATATGACCCGGCAACGGGTTACCCACTGGGCGAGTGGGACTAGTCATTGCCGCAAAAAGGTGCATCAAGTATATAGGTAAGCGGGCACTCTAAGGTGAGCGGATGTCAAAAATATTTAGCGAGTCTGTAGGCCGCTTATCAAAACACGCAGTCGAACTGTCTAAAGCATTTAGAGCAGTAAGGCATCAAGGAGTGAAGGGACAATTGCGGGAGGCGATTGTTACAAATCTATTTGCGCCATTTCTTCCGCCCGACGTGAAATGCGTAACTGGACACGTAGTTTCGGCTGATGGCTCGCAATCCAGTCAGATTGACGTTATTGTATATTCTCCTACTATTATGCCGGCTTTTCTCCTCGAAAAGACCGGATTTATTCCGATTGAGGCCTGCCTGTACACGATAGAAATAAAGTCTAGGCTGACTTTCGCAGAGTTGCGCAAGTCTATTGATAGTGCGCGCTCACTTCGGAAGATGCCCCTTTTACAGACGAAGCATTACTACCCCAATCTACCGATTGATCAGCATCAGACGGGAAATGGTGTCTTTCCGGTGCACGCTGTTTTCGCATTCGACACTGACCTGAAAGGGCCACCCATCGACGAAATTACGCGTTACCGGAAGATCGATGCACAAGGAGGCTCAACTCCGGCAATACAGGCTTTATGCATAGTAGGCAGGGGATACTGGAAATCGGAAAGCAATGGCCTATGGCGGCAAGTGCCCGCGCGAGACGAGGCGGTGGGATTCTTAGCGGGCATGACGAACACCATTCCAATACTCATGGCCTACAAAGGTAGGCCAGATTTTGGTCAATACCTTCTGGAGCCGGGTGAATTGGGCGAGCCGTTTTGAGGAAAAAAGCATTTTTATGGGTTATGGCAAGAGGAGAAAATCCGCCATAAGTGCTTGAATTTACTGAGTTATGGCGGAAGAGGTGGGATTCGAACCCACGGTAGACTTTCGCCTACGCCGGTTTTCAAGACCGGTTCCTTAAACCACTCGGACACTCTTCCATCATTCGAGAACGGTCTTCTTTTCCCGGTTTTGGAAAAGCGTAAGACCGCTGTTGTGGCTATCTCTCGACGTTGCGGCTTTTAGCAGCTTTGATTGCATCGTCAACGCAAGAGATGGCGCACCGGAGGCGATGTCGATGCCGTGGTACAACTTTTCCCGACTTGTTGCTGACGTATTGTACTCGTAGATTCACGAAGCACCCGAAAGCAATGTTGCCGGATGGATGCGAACAGGGGAGGCAGCGATGATGGAAGTGCTTCGAGACCCTACGCATATCGGCATGTTCGAACCCCAGGATCTCGATATCCTGCAAGGTGTTTTCGCGCGGTTGACCTCCGTCCAGACCTTCAAGCTCGACGAGACGCGGGCGCGGTCTTTGGCGCGGTCGATAATCACGTTGTATCGCCACGGCGTGCGTGACCCGGACCAGTTGGTCGATGTGCTGCAAGTGCGCACACCATGACGGGATTTTCGGGAGGCGCGCCGACGTCGCCTCCCAAGACACGCGTTAACCAAGTAGAAACCATAACTTACCGAAGCTGTCCTTCTACCACCGACTCACCCGCAATTTTGCCATCTTATTGGCATGATTAACACACTGTTATTTACTGAGTGGCATTGACAGCCAACTTGCAGGGGCAAGGCAATTGGCTGGCGCACCGTCGGGGACAATAGCGGCGTGGGACACAACACTATCTCGAAAAATGCGACCCGGTTCGGTTTGAGCTTGAGGTTGCTGACGATACCGCTGGTCTGTGCCGGGCTTGCCGCCTGCGCCACGACGACCGCGGCCCCGAAGAAGAAAGTCCGCAGCAAGGAATTCTTTGCTGAATCCGAATATGGCGTGAAGGCAAGCCCGCGCGTCGTGGAAGAGGGCCAGCCCGTGCCGAAGGGCGGTGGCCGCTATCAGCTCGGAAAAGCCTATCAGGTCCGTGGCAAGTGGTATCAGCCGAAAGAGGAGCCGGGCTATAACAAGACCGGCCTTGCCTCCTGGTATGGTTCCGCCTTCCATGGCCGCCGCACCGCCAACGGCGAGGTCTACGACCGCTATCATCTATCCGCCGCGCATCCGACCTTTCCGCTGCCGAGCTATGCGCGTGTCACCAATCTGGAAAACGGCACCTCGGTCATCGTGCGCGTCAATGATCGCGGTCCCTATCACGAAGGCCGCGTGATCGACGTCTCCTCCAAGACCGCTGACCTGCTCGACATGAAGCGCACGGGCACTGCGAAGGTGCGCGTGCAATATGTCGGCAAGGCGCCGCTGGAGGGCAACGACATGCCCTATCTGATGGCCTCCTATGTTACCAAGGGCTCGCGCGTTCCCGCCGTCGATCCGGGCGGCCAGATCGCGACCGGCGTGATGGTTGCATCCGCCGACAGCCGGTCCTTGCCCTCCGAGGAGGCGAACGTACTGCGCGTACCCGACCAGAGCACCATGACGGCGCTCAACAAGACCGAGGCGACGTCCGACGCTTTCCAGGCGATGGAACAGCAGTTCGTGCTGCTGCCGGAAATCGGCCCGCTGCCAATCGAGCGGCCGAATTATGTGCCGCAGCTTTCCGCCCAGCCGAGCTATGCGGCGGCCTATGCCGACGAGCGCGTGCGTGATGCCGCCGGTGCTTTTGATGCCGTCCTGACGCTGGACGGCCAGCTGACGCCGCTCTCCGCGCTTGCCGACAACGCGGGCTGATCGCCCGCGTCTCGCTTCGCGACAAGGTCCTCGCGGACTTTTGCGGGGATTGCGTCAAAGCCGTTTGCGTGGTGCGCGCGGCTGTGGGAGTGTGGTGGCATCCGGAGTCATCATGCATCGCCGTCTTTCTGCTTTTCTCCTTTTTTCGCTGATGTTGCTGGGCGTCGCCCATGCCCAGTCTGCCGCGCCGCAGGCGGGCTTCGACGTAAAGGCCAGACAGGTCTATCTCATCGAGGCGGAGACTGGCACGGTGCTGTTTGCCGTGCGGAGGACGAGCTGGTGCCGGCTGCCTCGCTTGCCAAGCTGATGACCATGGAGACGGTCTTCAGGGCGCTCTCGGCCGGTGAAATCACGCTGGAAACGCAATACCCTGTCACCGAATATGCTTGGCGCACCGGCGGAGCGCCCTCGCGTACATCCACAATGTTTGCCGCGCTGAAATCCAACGTGCGAGTGGAAGACCTCGTGCGCGGCGTCACCGTGCAATTCGCCAACGACGCCTGCATCATTCTAGCAGAAGGCATGGCGGGCTCGGAAACGGCCTTCGTCGCCCGCATGAACAAGGAAGCGCGGGATATCGGCCTCAAGAAATCCACCTTCGCCAATGCGACAGGCCTACCCAACCCGGACAACAACGTGACGATGCGCGAGATGGCCGATCTCGCCCGCCACCTCGAGACGACCTATCCCGAGCGCATGGCATATTATCTCGAGCCGGAATTCGAGTGGAATAAGATCAAGCAGCGCAACCGCAATCCGCTGCTGGCGCTCAATATCGGCGTGACCGGCTTCGTCACCGGTTTCTCGGAGGACGGCGGTTATTCCATCGTGGCGGCCGTCAACCGTGACGGAAAACATCTGGTGCTGGCCATGAGCGGCCTGGAGAGCGACAAGGTTCGCATCGAGGAATCGCGCCGTATCATCGAGTGGGCGCTGTCCTCCTTCGAGCGGCGCACACTGTTCAAGCAGGGCGAGGCGATTGCCGATGCCTCCGTCTATGGCGGCGATGCTTCTACCGTGCCGCTCGTTGCGGGTGAACAGGTGGACGTGTTCCTGCCGAAGGACAATTCCCAGAAGCTGGTCGCCCGTGTCGTTTATACCTGGCCGGTTCGCGCACCTGTCCAGCCGGGCCAAGCCGTCGGCACGCTGAAAATCTGGAACGACAAGCAACTCCTGCGCGAGGTGCCGGTGAAAACGGCAGGCACG